TCGCCGCCAGATATTAATTTATTCATTGTTGTTTTATATTTAGGAATGATTTGCTCATAATTGTCAAAATCTTTTCCATACTGTAAAATTTTACCTTGTTTATTTTTATATTTTCGTATGTCCTGGAATTGATTAGATTCCCATTTGCCGATATAACATGGATCAGTAATCATTAGTTGCCCACTATCAACACCTACATTACCCAATTTAATTTTTTTCATTTTCATACCTCGTTTAAACTAATTTTGTATATAATGAATTTACATACTTATCTAGTGGAGATACCCAGATCAACGAAACTTTTTTCTGAGCAGCTCCGTTAAGGCGTTAGTATGTGGTATCTTGTTTAAACATAATTCCGTATCGTGCTTGGAATCAGATATTGCACAAATATACATTCCTTAACAGAATAAATTAATATTCCACTTATAATAATATCAAATTATTTGTTCTTAGTCCAATAATTTATAAATTCTAAATGTTCATCTGGTTTAAACACTTTGTC